ATCTCTCCCGGGATCAAAGAATCAATTCTAAGGTCTTCCTTGGTTTTTTTCCTAGAAGAAGCCACGGATTGGATATACCCCGGTGAGGATATGTCTGAAGAAAATAAAGCGTTTTCTGAATTTGACATTAAATTATCTCAGTCTACTAGTGGTAGTGTATTTAACAGTACCCGAAGAACCAGATAGCGATATAGTATCGATGTCAGGAGTAATATTAACTCTTAATGGATCGATAGATATTAGTTGGTTTCTTTTCGGCGCGAGATCTAATGAATCCGGTATTACAGTAATACGAATAGCAGTTGCATCATCAGGTCTAAAGTTATTTAGTGAGATCTTACCTGCATCAACTTGGACCAATCCAGCATCATTTACTACTGTAACTGATGTACCTCCAATAACCTTATAGACTATTACCTTTCTGTCTGTTGATCCTGTAATAGGAACATCACCAAAGTAATGATCTACTGAGTTAATTAAAAACGGCGTACTTGCTATTAAGCTACTAGTTGATTGTCCAGACTGATAGAATGGAGAAGTAAAGCTTAAATCAAAGTTGTTGGATTCACTATTAGACGGAACGATAGTCATAAACATATAAGGTCTAATCGTTGAGTTTTGAATAGATGGATCTGCGTTGTCTATTGCTCTTAACAATTGTGAATGTCTGAACACTCCGTCGAACTTATTTAATTCGTTAAAGTTATAATCGCTAATGGTATCACGAACAACTGATGTTAGCTCAACCGAACTTCTATCTGTAAGGTTAGGATTATACTTGAAGAATATATCTAGTTCCAGATAAGTGTAATTAGGTCTAACCAATTCCGGTGTAATCGAAACTACGTTTTTACCTTTTAGTATATTAGCGGTAATCTCTGTTTCCTGCGCTGAAGTTAACACCTCTGCAGTAAGGGGTTTAATCGAGATAAACACTTTACCATAATTTGGCGGATCATTATCTTCTCCACCCCAGCATGAGATCGAATCTATGTCAGAGAATGATTTCTGTACAATAGCTCTGTAATCGTCCGACGTAACCGCTCTGTTCTGTGAAGTAAATGTTAACGGAGCATTAAATCTAATTGACTCCATAGTCTCTCTATCTGTACCGCCAGCTGCTTTCGATAAAGTTGTAAGAGCGATCGTTGAAAAACCGCCAATTGCATCTACCATAGAGAATTCAATAGCACCGTTAGAATCTTTACCTTCAGTAAATACGTAATCTAATGTAACTACGTTATTGTTAGTAGGCTTATATCCGCTTACGCCATCTCCAAAGTATATCTCATAGTAGCCATTAGCATTTTCTTGTAGGTAATAAACCTTTGAATCATTATCTACGTTAAGCAAACTTTCAAAAGGAGTATAAATGTCATAAGAAGAAGATTCTTCATTTTCTCTAACTCTAACTCTCAGCGTAGAAGTATCGGAATCTTGATCACCGATCTGAAACTTCTGATTTTCAATATCGTTATCAACTCGGTATAAAAGGGTTTTATAAGTTCCTTCAACGATAGTAACATTAGAGAATGTAAATGTTGAGCTAACACCGTTATTTGCGATCTGCGCATCTTGGTTAGAAACAACTACATATTGATACTCTTCGCCATCAACTAGGGTATTTAATTTTGTACCTCTAGGGAGAGTTAAAGTAGATGGTAATGTTCCAACCTCTGCTGTAACATCAACAACAATATCAATAACTGCTTTAGGAGAAAGCGTCGATCTAGGCGTATACCCAAGGAGCTTAGCTCTTGTTACAACGTTTCCTCTGATCTGTGCAGAATCTAGGAATGCTTCGTTTAAAGCAAAATGAGCGGTCATAGCATTATAATGAGTGTTATATGCCAACACATCAAGAAGAACACTTAAACCCGATCCCTCGAAATCATAATCGTTAAATGTGGATTGTGTCTTTAGATAGTTTTTCAGATTGTTTTTTATCTGATCAAAATCTAATTCTGTGACGTTTAGATTTGTTGCCATATTAGTTTACCTTAACCTTCTTAGTACGATCTCGACTTCTTCTTCTAAATCGGATTCTTTAATTCTGAATTGAAGCAAAATGTTATAAGCATTTTGGTCCTGTAAATCTACGACTGATATCGATAATATTACGACGCGAGGTTCATATTGACCTATTACCCTTCGTACATTATCTTTAATAGCCATTCTAGTAATTGCATCTGCAGGTTCAAATAATAAACCTCGGAGATTAGCTCCTTTCGAACTACCAAAAGGTCTTTCAAAGAAATTGGTAACTAGTAAGTTTTTCACCGAGTTTTTAATAGCTCTATCATCTCTCAATGGTATAATGTCGCCACGAATAGGATGAAGCTTTAGACTAAGATCTAAATCACTCCACCCTTTTTTACCGGATACAATGACCGATTTCTTATACCCGTTACTAACCTGCTTATCTGATAAGAGTATGGGTGAACTTGCGTTGTCTAATAAATTTGTCATATATCTATTTATATCCTTTAATGCTTACTTTCTTAATCAGGCGCGGTTGTTTTACCTGCTGATGAACCTGAACTAATCGTGTGTGTATGTGTACCTAGAATACCGCCACTATCAGTAATCGTACCACTAGCTGTAATTGCTGCTGAGTTAGTCTGAGCTCCCGAAACGCTTAATGTTGAAGATAACGTTGAAGCAGCTGTAACATCCAATGTTGATTGCAATGTTGTAGCTTCGCTTACTGTTAAAGTGCCTGTGATCGTAGTATTTCCATCGATCGTAACAACATCATCAATAGCATTAATATGAACTCCTCCCGTCGGATCTATAAGAATAGTTGTTCCACTCTTATGGTTTATATTAATTCTCTCTGATCCTTCGGTGTTATCAACTTCTATTAAATGACCACCTACTGTTTTGGTAACAGAGTTGTGAGGATAGTTAGCTACTGCTTCCGCTGGTATATCCAATACATCATTTTCTTGTGTAGCAACGCTTCCCATAATCATAGGGTCTTGAGCACTTGGTCCATCTCTGAAAAATCCAACGACCCATGATCCTACCAATAGTTGATGATTCATACCAATCCCACCCATCGAAGGCGAAGTGTTAGGCATCATAACAGTTGCCCATGGAAGGTCTTTAGTTTTAACTAATGCTTTATCATCTGAATGAAATCCGAAGCATCTAACCCTTACACGGTTTAGTTTGCCTGGATCCATAACGTCTTCAACAACGCCAGTGAACCATGCAAACTGCCCGTCAATAAACATATCATCATTACGCATTTAGATCAACCTCGCTTGAGTCTTTTTTAAGTGTTAACTTTTGAATAAATAAATCATCGAATGAATGAGAGATAGCAGTTACTAGATATCTTCCAGATGCATATTTGTCTATAAATACGTTTGGATCTTCAAGATGTTCGAACGTAGAAGACTTGGTTAATTTAAGATCAACTACTTGTCCAACACTAATATTGAAATCACCGTTGATCGTTACATGGTGAGTCATAAACTCCATGTTAGCATTATATGATTCCGCCTTTAACATTGAAACCGGTAAAGGTCCATGGTAGTTTTTATGAGAAGGAAATGCACCGGAGTTAGTAGAAACAAAATGACTCTTAGCCTCTTTCATATTGCTCAAAGTTTGATCGAAAAACTTAATATTATCCGAGAAAGACTTATTATCATTTAATGTTTTAAAACTTACTCTATCGTGATTAAAGTGATCTTTCCTATATTCCTTAGTGGATATATCAATAGTATGCAGCGTGCTTCCGTAAGCACCGTTTCCTGCAGCTACTAATTTTGATATACCTAATGGAGATGATAGCTTACGTATTCTTTTTCTCTCTTCTTCATAACCCTTAGGTGATCCTGGTTCTTGAGCGAAGGTCGAGACGTTATTGTATTCTGAAAATATATCTTTCTTAATACAGTTTAAATGTGAGTCGAATACTAATCCATCTTTCAATGTCTCATAGAAGTAGAAAGGTGAGCCGCTATCAAACGCATTTCTCATTAACCAG